ATGCGTATAGTAGACAACAGAGGCTTGCTTCTGCGGGTTCGTAATCCCGCTAAAATCACCACGGCTATCCCCACAAGCAGGCAAGTTAACAACAACGACGTGCTTGTGCGGTGGGGGGTAGACGAGTCCAGAGTACTGCGTAACCTTAATGTTAAGAACGTGCCCTCACCTATCCTAGGCAAATACGATTGGCAAGGACGGTACACACCTTTCGAACATCAGAAAACTACCGCATCTTTCCTAACCATGAACCGCCGTGCTTTTTGTTTTAACGAGCAAGGTACTGGGAAAACTGGGTCGGCTATCTGGGCTTCTGATTTTTTAATGCGAGAGAAGATAATAAAACGAGTTCTCATTATCTGCCCGTTGTCTATTATGGAGTCAGCATGGGGAGGTGATCTGTTTAACTTTGCGATGCACCGTAGAGTGGACATAGCGCATGGGGCTAGAAAGAAACGTCAGGCTATCATCAACGGCGATGCCGAATACGTTATTATAAACTACGACGGGGTAGAGATAGTTAGAGATGAGATAGCCAATGGGGGCTTTGACTTAATCATTGCGGATGAAGCTACGCATTATAAGAACGCCCAGTCTAAAAGATGGAAGGTACTCCACTCTCTAATCACTCCAGACACTTGGCTATGGTTGATGACGGGTACGCCTGCTGCCCAATCTCCAGTAGATGCCTACGGGTTAGCTAAACTTATAAACCCTAAAGGAGTGCCTAGATTTTTTGGGGGCTTCCGAGAGTTGGTTATGCAAAAAGTTACTCAGTTCAAATGGGTTCCTAAACCTAAGGCAGTAGACATAGTGTTTCATGCGCTACAACCCGCTATCCGATTTACTAAAGAACAGTGTCTCGACCTACCAGAGATGACTTACGTTAAACGTGAAGTGGAGCTTACCCCTCAACAGAAGAAATACTATACTGCGTTGCGTAATCAAATGGTTATGGTAGCGGGAGGGGAGCAGATTACAGCAGCTAACGCTGCGGTGAACATGAACAAGCTTTTACAGATTTCATGCGGCGCGGTCTATACAGACACTGGAGAGACAGTAGAGTTTGATATTAAGAATCGGTACAAAGTACTACGTGAAGTTATAGACGAATCTAGCCAGAAAGTTTTAGTCTTTGTGCCGTTTAAACACGCCATCGATTTACTCAAAGAGAAGCTAACTAAAGATGGTATTACTAATGAGATTATTCGTGGGGACGTTAGTGCCTCTCGCCGCACTCAGATATTCAAAGACTTCCAGAATAAAGATGACCCTCGCGTCTTAATAATACAACCTCAAGCTGCCGCGCATGGGGTTACTCTTACTGCGGCTAATACTATTGTGTGGTGGGGGCCAGTCCCTTCGCTAGAAACTTACGCCCAAGCTAACGCCCGTGTACACCGTTCAGGACAAACTCATCCATGTACCGTAGTCCAGCTGCAAGGCTCCAAAGTAGAGAAGCGTATATACGCCCTTCTTGACGAGCGGATAAACGTTTACACCAAGATGATCGATTTATATCAAGACGTGCTTGAACTATAGAACAGACTACACTATACTCCATGAAACGTAACCAGAATGGGGACAGATAGTGACAATAGAAGACGATAATACACTTGACCTTGACCGCCTTGTAAAGGTGTACGTTAAGATTCGGGATAAGAAAGTTGAGTTAGCTACTGAATTTAACAAGCAAGAACAAGAGCTTAACGCTGGGCTTGACGCTATAAAAAGTAAACTGCTAGCCCATTGTGAAGAGAGTGGGATTGAGTCTGTACGTACTAGCTCAGGAACTTTCTACAGGTCAGTTAGAACTAAGTTTTGGACTAGCGATTGGGAGTCGATGAACCGTTTTATGCTGGAACATGAATGCGTGGATTTGCTAGAGAAACGTATTCACCAAGGCAATATGAAACAGTTTTTAGAAGAGAATCCTGAGTTACTTCCCGCCGGATTAAATTGCGATAGCGAATACACGCTAACTATACGGAGAAAAAAATGAGCGATACTTACGTTCCTATTGATGACTTGGCTGACCATCTAGCGGTTAAAGCAAGTACGATACGTCAATGGGTCAATAAAGGTTACATTCCGAGCACTACTTATATCAAAGTAGCTAACACTTACCGTTTTAATATTCCTGAGGTAGTTGGCGCTCTGAAAAAAGAAGCTCCCCCTTTAGACCAAGAGGAGAGCAACCCACCTGTCCAGATAGAGTTAGATTTTCCTGAGGAAGAAGATGTATGACACAAGGTTCGGATAATGTACCGAGCGAGTACCAAGATATACTAGACGAACTTGAAAGTAATACGAAAGTTTTACAGCCGCCCCAATATTCAGGTGTGCTGAGGCTGAGTATTCGTGAAAATATATTTCGTAAAGTAGTTGGAACTCACGAAGAAATACTACAAACTCCTGCGATTAAAGTTGTAATCGTTAAGTCTGCGCCTATATCCCGTACTTACTACAAGGGCGAGTACGTCGCAGGACAGAGTAACCCTCCTGCGTGTTGGTCAGCAGATAGCGAAACGGGTAGACCCTCAAAGGAAGTGCCTGAGGACACTAGACAAGCCTCAGCATGTTTTGAGTGCAAACAAAATATTAAAGGTTCGGGAGTGGGGCAGACCCGCGCTTGTAGGTACCAACAACGGATTGCTGTCTTACTCGCAGATGAGGATGACAAAATCAATCCTGCTGAAGTTTACCAATTACAACTCCCTGCTACGAGTTTGTTTGGTAAAGATAAACAGAAGATGTCAATGCAGACATACGCACGCTTTCTTAACAGTCAAGAAAAGCCTGTACCTTTTGCGATGCTACTTACGGAAATACGTTTTGATGAAGAAAGCCATACGCCAAAGCTGTACTTTAAACCGTTGCGGGTATTAGAAGAAGCTGAAGCTGCGATAGCAAAAGAGATACAGACACATCCTGATACTGAAAAATTAGTAACGCTTAAGATCGCCCCTACGCAGGATAGCTACCCCAACGTAGACAACGTGTTTGGTGTTGTTGAAGGGGATGGGGTGTACGTAAGAGATTTGTAGTAAGTAGAAGTACCTAAACCATAACTTAGTTTTTATAAACTAATGCTATTTTTAATAACCTTTTTAACGAGAGTGCTGATATGACTAAACCATCCTTTATGATTAACAATGTAGAAGCTTTGTACCCAAGGTTAGACCAGCCTTACCATTTCCAACAAGGGGGCGGTAAGAACGGACAGGGAGGAACAGCTCCATGTGAATCTACGGCGCAAGGGGCGGAGTACACAACTAGCTTTAAGATGACTGGGGCGCAAGCTAAAGAACTCTTTAAAGCTATGGCGAGTGCTTACGCAGAGAGTAAACAAGACGCATGGCCTGATTTAGAAATGCCATTTAAGAAATCAGAAGACGGATTTTTTATTGGGAAGGCTAAAATCCCTGCGGCTTTTAGCGGCAAAACTGTCGAACCTCCCCGTCATTTTGACTCTAGTAATGAGCGGTTAGACGATGCCTTCCAGTTAACTTCAGGGAGTACGATAAACTTATTTGTAGAGCTTATTCCTTATAGCGCAAGCATGGGGTCGGGAGTGTCATTACGAATACGTGCGGTGCAGGTAATAAAATACAAAGAGTTTATTGCTGCTTCCCCTTTCGAAGCGCAGGAAGGCTTTACTAAAAGCAACGGCGCTAGCAAGGAAGATGGACTGGACAGCGTTTTTGATGCAGTCGAAGAACCTAAAAAAGAAACCAAGGAAGAGCCTGAGGTAATTAAAGAACCCACAGTAAAAGTATCTAAGAAGAAAAAAGCTGAACCAGCTGGTGATGTTGATCTTGCTAGCATGCTTGATGCCTTTGATGATTAAAATAATAAGAAGGGGAGGGGGTGTCATTGAGGCACTCCTTTTCTTTTACGTGGGCTTACTATGGAAGCAAAACAATTTCTTGGCACCGTATTGGGTGAAAAAGGGCATTATTGTTTATTAGGGTTAAACGCAAAGAAGAAAAGCACGAAACAGAAATTTTACGATTCTTTAGACACAGTTATCGAAGCCGCTACAAACTTAAACGCGGAAGGGTACGACGCATATTTTGCATTAGGTAGGTACTCGGAACCTACTAAACGTGTAGCTGAGAATGTAGAGTCTATTAAGAGTTTATTCCTAGACCTCGATTGTGGTGCGACTAAACCCTACACTACACAAGGTGACGCTTTAGTAGCGTTGCAGAAGTTTCGTAAACATTACAAGTTGCCTTTCCCTACAGCAGTAGTTAATTCAGGACGTGGGTTACATATCTATTGGACGCTAACGCGTTCGTATAGTAGAGCTGAGTGGCTTCCGGCAGCGGAACGTCTTAAAGCAGCGTGTGCGGAGTTCGGTCTTGAGGCTGATCAGTTGGTTACAGCCGATGCTGCGCGTGTGCTACGTATTCCTAGCACTCATAACTTTAAAGGTGATCCGCCCCTTCCCGTAGTTTTAGTTCGGGCTAGCGATAACTTTGTGGAGTTAGAGGATTTTGTATCTGCACTCCCTCAATCTTTACTACCTGTATCCTTGATACCAGCATCCTCTACTCGTGAGCTAACAGTAGAAGATGCCGAAGATTTAAAACGAACCGGCGGGTATGGCAGTAAGTACCAATGGTCGTTTAGCAAACTCATACGCCAAACCGCACGCGGGACTGGCTGTGGTCAAGTCGATAAAGCTATTAGGCATCCTAACGACATGTCTTATCCAGAATGGTTACACGTTCTGTCTATAGCTAAACATTGTGACGTAGATGCCGAACAAGCTATACATGTAATATCCCGAAACTATGAGGGGTACTCAGTAGACGAAACCAACACTATCGCCGCGTCTATCGACTCTCCGCACCTGTGCACTACATTTGAAGCCGAAAACCCCGCAGGGTGTGAAGGCTGTGTGCATAAGAATAAATTCAAGTCTCCTATTAGTTTATGTAGAGAGATGCGCGAAGCAGAAACTAATGTGGTAGAAGGCCACATAATAGAAGGTGAGGTAGAGGAAGTTGTAGAGGGTGTTGTCGTGGCATCTACTCAGCTCAACATCCCTACCTACCCTCGCCCCTACAAGCGTCGCTCCGGTGGTGGCGTATACAGCACCACTATTAAGGATGGGGAAGAAGTAGAAATAGAAGTGTACCACCGTGATATTTATTTAACTAAACGTCTTTTAGACCCTATAGATGGGCCTTCATGGATTTTTGAGCACCACACTGAACGGGAAGGGGTGAAGCAGTTTATACTTTCTAGTGAAAAAATAACGGGCAAGGAAGAATTTAGAAAAGCTTTAGGTAAGCAAGATATAATGGTCATGGCAAACCAAGCAGGTAATATGATGAACTATATAGCTAAATGGGTAGAGGAACTAAAAGTCACTCAGGATTTAGTCAAGGTACATACTCAGTTCGGGTGGACTGAAAACGCAAAGTCCTATGTGATTGGCGGCCAAGAAATTTTTGCAAATCGTATAGAGAAAAACATACCCAGCTCCCGTACTGCCCAGTACATCCCGCTGTTTCAGAAGAAGGGGACGTTAGAGGGCTGGAAGAATGTTGCAAAGTACTACAACAGACCAGATTTTGAACAACACCAAATGATGTTTGGGCTGTCCTTTGGTTCTCCTCTTATGGAGTTCGTGCCCGGAATAGCGGGAGCTATCTTCCATCTTATGAGTGCTGAAACTGGGTACGGTAAAACTACGGGTATGAAAGGCGGGGCATCTGTATGGGGGAATCCCAACTCCAAACTCATCCTAAAGGGAAAGGATACAGGTAACTCAGGATGGAACCGTGCAGAGGTGTGGAAGAACCACGTTCTGTACATCGATGAAATCTCCAACCACATGGACAAAGACGCTAGTGATTTTTGCTACGCTGTCAGCGATGGTGAGCAGAGAAATCGAATGAGCAGCAAAGGGGAGAACGAGGAACGCTATAGAGGGGACTCGTGGAGTCTTATGTGCGGTACTTCAGGGAACTCGTCTGTCGCAGAGAAAATGACTAGCCTTAAGTCTTTACCTCAAGGCGAAATGGCTCGGCTTATAGAAAACGTGGTGGAGAAAAAGCTTTTTACCACTGAAGAAGCTAACGTTGCAAACGAACTACAGAGTAATCTTGAAAACCATTATGGGCATGCTGGTGAGATTTACATCCAACACATACTCAATAACATGAAGAGTGTAGAGAACCTTATTCTGGACACTAGAGATGGCATGCTCAAAGACGCTAAACTAGAATCACAGCACCGTTATTGGGTTGCAGGAATGGCAGTTACTTTTGCAGGGCTGACAATTGCAAAAGAAATCGATCTAATAGACTGGGATTTAAAGGCGCTGTACAAATGGATAATTAACAAACTGGTGATGATGAAAATGGACATGAAGGATATGGTGATCGACATAGAGGAGATCGTGGGGCAATTCTACCAAGACCACCCACAAGGATGGTTGCGCGTCACTAACGTTCAAGAAAGTATGCCCGACACGATGATGCACACAAATCAACCCAGCTACAAATGGGTGGGTCGTGCGGAGCCTTCTTTAAACAAACTCTATATCTTCCCTAAGCCCCTTAAAGACTGGTGCATTAAAGAGGGGCATCATTACGCTAGCATACGTCAACTTATACTGGATAGAATGCGTGGTAAAACTTACAAAATGAGGGCGGGTAGGGGTACTCAATACGATGTAGGCTCCCCCAATGTTATCGAGTGCGCGTGGAACCATGATGCGGATAAGGCTGACTGACATCTCCCCTGATGGGGTGCGTATGGTAGTGAACTGGAGTAAGTTTACGCCGGGGAGTTCTATGTTTATCCCTTGTATAAATACTGGTAAAGCACTAGAGCACGTAATGGAAGCGAGCCAACTGGACAAAAGTAGTTTAGAGAAACGTATTGGTGTAGAGAACGGTAAGTATGGTGTGCGGCTGTGGAGGATGAAGTAAAGGTACAGGCGCTCTTAGTCTGTACCCCACAGGTCTAGCGTTTGTTGCCGTACAAGCTCTCGGCG